TTGAGCGTAGCCAGACCGAACAGGCCCAGCGCCAGCAACTCGACGCGACGGTAAAATCGTCCGTTGAACAGGAAGCGGGGGCGTTTGATGACCCGCAGGCAGCCGCGTTGATTCGCAGCGCCCGGCAGCACTCCATTTCATTGTATGGCCAGGCACAAGGTTGGCCTCAGGAACAAATTGATCAGGCTGTTTCTGAGGCCAACTTACGCGCTATGGATCAGCGAGCCCAGAACTATGCGGTAACCAATCCTCAGGGCTGGTTAAATGGCGATTTTCCCGTGAAAGATACCGGTGCGCTGGATATGCGCGCCATCGGGATTGTTGAATCCGGCGGCAAGCATTTCAATGCTGACGGCAGTATTATCACTTCTTCCGCCGGTGCGCAGGGTAAATACCAGTTGATGCCAGACACAGGCAAAGAGTTGGCGGCGAAGCGCGGTGTTGAATATAACCCAGCTGACGAAGAGCAAAATGCCTTGCTGGCGAGTGATTACGCAAATCAGCTGTACGGTAAATATGGCTCGGAAACGCTGGCTGGTGCTGCGTATAACTGGGGTATGGGTAACGTTGACAAGCTGATCGCTAAAGCAGGAGACCCACGCAAAGGCGAAATATCTGAGGCTGATTTTATTCGACAGTTACCTGCAGAAACTCGCGGGTGGCTGGCCCGGTACCGTAAAAATAAAACCGGACTCGATCCTGTGTCGGTTAACAAAATCGATAACATCGCTGAGTCGAAAATCCGGGAGCAGCGTACGGCGCTGCGCGAGCAAATTGACCCCATCCTGAATAATACGATGGCGCAGCTGTATAACGGTGAAGTGCCTGACGCGATGCCTGATAAAGCATCTATCATGTTTGCGTATGGCGAACAAGGGGCAAAGGCAGTTAAGCAGCTCGATATCGCGATCAACAACGCCAAAACCTTCCAGGCGATACAGTACGTATCCCCGGAACAGCAGCAGGCAGAAATCGCAAAGTTAAAGCCTCAGGCAAATGACCCTGATTATGCGCTCAAGCTCGATGCGTATGGCAAGCTCGGCGCGCTGGTTCAGAAAAGCAATGAAGCGATACAGGTGCAGCGTGATGCCCGTCGTTTTAACGAAGCGCTGTCTATGGGCGAGAAACTCGACCCTACAAATAAATCCATGCAAAAAGCCGCCGACGCCACGCCAACGGCGCAAAACTTCCGGATTAACGACGCTACCACCCATGACGGGATTGTGCAGCAGGTGGCCCAGACCGGGATCATTCCTTCGCAGGTAACCACCCAGTTATCGGCGATATCCCGCGCGCGCAGTCCTGAGGCGGTCCGTCAGGGGGCTGAGTTATTTAATCGCCTCTATGACACGGATCCCGCGTCTGTTGGCGACATGCCAAAGGATATGCAGGGATTTTATCTCACCGTTAAACAGCTTACCGATTCTGGTATGGCGTCCGAAACTGCTATCGAGCAGGCGCAGAATCTGACCTACAACCAGACCGATGCGCTCAAAGCGCAACTGGCCTCAACCCAGAGCACCAAGGAGTACAAAAAAGACCGCAGCAAAGCGATGGATTCCGCTGTGAGCAGCATGTCGGGCTTCTTTAGCTGGGGAAATCCATCTGCCGACGATCAGACGCCGGAGGCTGCACGTTTCCGCAACGATTACCAGTCGCTGTACGACCTCAATTACCGCGCTACCGGCGGTAATGCCGATGCGGCCAAAAAAATGACCAACCAGCAGATCGCCCGCACATGGAGTATCAGCGAGGTTAACGGCGACGCCAAACTTATGAAATACGCACCAGAGGCACTCTATAACTACGGTCCGTCAGGCTGGCAGGCGGCACAGTGGAAAGAAGAAAAAGAGAGCCTGATGTACGGTGAGCGCAAGGGCGAGATCACCACCAGCCCGACGCAGCTTGGTATTACTTCCGGTAGCGCTGCACCTGTTACCAGCAAAACGCCGGAATGGCGTATTGGCGGAGAGCTGGAGATAACTCCTGATGTACTGACGGCCGGCAATGGCGATTACGCCATCATGGTGCGGACAAAAGATAAGGATGGTATCGAAGCGGTACAGCCGTTCTACGATTCGTACGGCAGGCCGATGCGCTGGAAACCGTCACTGGAAGAGTGGGCGCCATATAAAAAAATGCAGGAAGAGCGTGAAGAACACGATCGTAATGAGCTGCAGCGCGGTCAGGACATTCGCGGGTTCAAAGATAAACACCGTGCGCTCGACGAACAATATAAGCGCCTGCACAACGAGCGTATGGACAGGGTTAAAAATTACTTTTCGTGGAGCACTGAATAATGCCGGTATACGCCACTCCTGAAGAACTGAATAACGGATTCACTCCGGCAGGCAATGTCCTGGCGGCACCTTCCGGGTTTGATGTCCCTCTGCCTGAAGGTACCAACCCAGCACCTCAGCAGGATGAGCCGTCTGTGTGGGGCGCCGCATTTCGCCAGAATAACCTGCTGGGGCAGATGTTCCGCCCCGCGAAGCAGTTCGAACCCGTAGAAGGGTATAACCCGTATGTTGATAAAAACGAGCTGCACGGTTATGAACAATGGGGAGCCGCTTTTGCCGACTCCCGCTCGCCGGAAGAAACTGCCTGGCTGAAACAGCAGATCGACGACGAAAACGAGGACCGTCGGGTACTTTCCGAGGCTGGCGGGGAGGGGGTTCTCGCCAGCATTGCCGCCGGGGTTGTCGACCCGGTTACAGTGGCTTCGATGTTTATCCCCGGCGCTCAGGGGGGCGCTGTGGCCCGTATTGCGTCACAGGCTGCAATCGGTGCAGCTGCAACAGCAGCGAGCGAGGTTGCGCTGAATAACCAGCAGATTACCCGTACGTGGGGGGAAAGCGCTTCCCACGTCGCCGCCGGTGCGTTGATGAGCGGTGTATTTGCGGCTGCCAGTGCTGCGCTTTCGCCCTCTGTTCGCACAGCGGCCACGCGTGAAGTGGCTGACGCGCTCGATAATATGAGTATCACGTCAGCGACGGACACGGCTGCTGCCTCGCTTCCCGAAGGTGGCAGCGTCGGCGCGGCGCGAATCAGTGAGGCCACGCTCGAGGATCTCACCCCGGCAGCTGGCGGACCGGTCGGTAAACTGGCACGTAAGGCAGGGAGCTATCTGACACCGTTTACCCGGCTGATGGAGTCGCCGTCGAAAACCTCCCGCCGTACGGCGCTGGAGCTGGCAGAGAATAACTACACGCTGCAGGGTAATGCCCGCGGCATTGAGACACCAATTGCGGCGGAAACCCGCGTTCGAGGGTGGCGTCGTGAAGAGGCCGCCGTCGTGGTGACGAACAAGCAGGCCTACAGCCAGTATAAAGCCGCTGGCGGTGATCTGAGCTTTTCCCAGTTCCGCGAGGAAGTAGGCAACGCCATGCGCAGCGGCGATGTGCATGCAAACCCGGTGGTGCAGGAAGCGGCGCAGGCAATGCGCACCGTTGTTAACCGGGTGAAAGTGGCGCAGCAAAAGCTTGGCCTGCTGCCGCCTGACGAGGAGCTTAAAGCCATCGGTCAGGAGAGTTATTTCCCCCGCGTCTACAAGGTCGGCAAGATCGTCAACGCGCGTGATAAGTTCCGCGACATGCTGGTCGACTGGTGGTCGCGCGGTGAGAAAACCATGTCCCGTGAAGAGGCTGAAATTACTGCTGACGCAACGATCAATAAAATCGTCGGTGCAAAAATTCCGCAGGATTTTGCAAATGTCTTTATGGTGAAAGCAGCCGGCAGCACCCGGTCACGTACGCTCAGCGTTCCCGATCGCCTGATGAAAGACTATCTGGAGAGCGACGCCAACTATGTGCTGCAGCGTCACATCCGCGAGGCATCGGCAGAGGTTGAGCTGACGCGTGCATTTGGTAACAAATCGCTGGAGAAGCAGCTCAAGGATATTCAGGACGAATACGATGCGCTGATGCGCCAGAATCCCAAAGACCAGGCAAAACTGGCGAAAGCCCGCGATAACGATATCCGCGATATTACCGCGCTACGCGACCGCCTGGCGGGCACCTACGGCATGCCGGACGATCCCTCATCTTTTTTCGTACGTGCTGGTGCGTTCCTGCGCAGCGCTAACTTTGTCACTAAGCTGGGCGGAATGACCGTTTCCGCTATTCCTGATCTCGCGCGCGGTGTGATGGTTAACGGCTTTGGCAACACAATGCGCGGTTACTCAGCGCTGATCACCCGTTCACCGGCATTCAAGGCAAGCCGTGCCGAACAGTTAAAAATGGCCGTCGGGCTGGAAACCATCCTTCATACCCGTGCGCGTACGATGGGTGACCTTGTGGACAGTTCCGCCCGTACAACGGCAGTGGAAGCGGGTATGGAGCGTGTTACCGATGCGTTCGGCAAGCTCACATTGATGGGCCACTTCGACGATATGAACAAATCGGTGAATGGTATGATCACGTCCGACGGCATTCTCTCCGGCTCGTTCGCCGGTCGCCGCCTGGCTAAGCTTGGCATTAACGACAATATGGCTGCGCGTATCCGCAGCGAGTTCGAAAAGCACGGTGAGGTAATAAACGGCTGGCACATCGGTAATTTTGAACGATGGGACGATCAGCACGTTGCTGGTGTCTTCCAGTCGGCGGTGCTGAAAGATGTGAACAATACCGTTATAACCCCTGGGATAGGCGATACACCGCTGTGGGCCAGTACACCCCTGGGTAAAACCATCTTCCAGTTTAAATCGTTCGCTACCGCATCCTATAACCGCGCCACCCTGGGCGGTCTGCAGGAGGGAACGGGGCAGTTTTATTACGGTACCGCTTTTCAGATTGGGCTTGGTGCGCTGACGTACGCGCTTAAACAGTCTGCAAACGGCAAAGAGGTAGACTGGTCGCCGCAGAAACTGGTTATTGAAGGTATTGACCGCTCAGGTATTCTCGGCCCGTTAATGGAATATAACAATATGGCGGAAAAGGCCTCCGGCGGTATGGTGGGGCTGGGTGCTTTGCTCGGAACCGGCACGCAGTCACGTTATGCCAGCCGCGGCTTTATTGGCTCCGCGCTTGGCCCAACGTTCGGCCTGCTGGACACCATTACTGATGTGACTGCTGGTGTGCTCAATGGCGACGCCGGTGAGCGGGTGCTGCATAACGTTCGTACGCTTTTGCCGGGTAATAACCTTTTCTGGATCGCACCGCTGATAAATCAGGTTGACCCCGGCATGCGGTAATCGGTCGGGATTCCGACCTTAAACCCGCGCCATCATAGCCCTGCATTCACTACGGGGCTTTTTTATGCATCAGGATTACAAAACACGCCTTACCGCTCTGAGCGATAAACTCACCGACGTGGTGCTCGAAGAAGCCGATCCGGATAACTGGCCGGGGGCGGGAAAGAAACCGAGCGAGCTGACCAAAGACGAACGCGGCGACCGCTACTGGGATAAGAAAAACGCAGCTGCATCGTTGACACTGCTGATTAAGGTGCATTCACTTATCGGCATGCAGACGCGGGGCGGGACACCCTCTGATAACCCTGGTCAGGATGATGAAACCTTTGCACTGGGCCAGCAGGTTTCGAAGGCTGAGCGCGAAGCGGCCGCAATTATTGAGCGACTGCAGAAAGGCAAAAAATGATTTCGTTCCTCGCCTTCTTTCTGATGTGGGCGGAACGGATGCAGTGGAATGTACCGGACTGTCACTATAAGGCCTGCCACTGGCTGGAGCATCGCGGAAATCTCGCGGTGCTTCGCTGTTTCCGTGGGTTCGGTAAATCGACGATTCTCGCTGTCTACAATGCCTGGCGGTATTACTGCGACCGTCAGTACCGTATTTTGCACCAGTCTGAATCTGATGGTACCGCATATAAAACCAGCCGTGACACCCAGAACGTTCTGCGCAACCATCCGTTGACTAAAGGCATGCTGCCAGACGGGCAGGGGACGGTAGAGCAGTGGTGGGTGAATGGCGCGCTGGATTTACGTAACGGCAGCATGTACGCCAAAGGCATTCTGTCTAACGTTACCTCCGCCCGCGCAAATGAATGCCAGAACGATGACGTAGAGGTACCCCGCAATATCCAGACGCCAGAGGCGCGTGAAAAGCTGCGCTATCGCCTGGGTGAGCAAACTCACATTCTGATCCCAGGCGGCCGCAAACTCTACATCGGTACGCCGCATACGCATGACAGCCTTTATGATGAGGTTGAGTCTATGGGGGCCGACTGCCTAACCATCCGGCTATTTGAGAAAGAAAAACGCGTTGAGGCCAAAGACGCCACGCAGCTGCGATACAGCTTATCTTTCCGCCCGGAATATGTTTTCGCCGGGATCCATAAAAGTGCCCGTCTGCTGGTTGAAGATGTCGACTACAAAATTACGGCTAGCGGTGTTGAATTTGCCACCGCGACCGACACCGTTATCGATTTTTATGCCGATTGCGCTTGGCCTGAGCGATTCACCCGGGAGGAAATGGAGAATCGTCGCAAAGAAACGCGCACCATTAACGAGTGGGATAGCCAGTATCAGCTGCACAGTAAGCCCGTTGGCGACGTTCGTCTCGATCCTGACCGCATCCGCGAGTACAACATCCACCCGCAGATCCGCTATGCGAACCGTACGGCCTCGCTCTGGCTGGGTAACGTGCAAATTGTTGGCGCTGTCGCCTGGTGGGATGTGGCCACAGGTAAAGTTAAGGCCGATGCTTCGGCGTTTTCGCTGGTGCTGACGGATGCCAGAGGGCATCTGTACTGGCACATTTGCCAGGAGCTTACGGGGGAGCTGGCAGAGTTTGACGATAACGACAAAATCACCGGCGGGCAGGTGGCGCAGATCAAAGAGCTGGTGCTCAAATATCAGATCCCGGTTGTATGCGTTGAGGTAAATGGCCCCGGCAGCTTCGCAGGTAAATTGCTGCGTCAGGCGCTCAAAGGTACCGGGTGCGGCGTACGTGAAGAATTCAGCATCACTAACAAGCAAAAGCGCATTCTTGATGCATTTGAAGCGCCGTTGTCGTCACGGTTCCTGTGGGCGCACACCGACGTGCTGGACGGCCCGATGTACGACCAGATGCGGGACTTTAACCCGGCGCTGACCAACCAGCCGGACGACTTTATCGACTCAGGCGCTGGCGCTATCAGCCAGACTCCGGTACGTATCGGGAAAGTGGTCGGGATTCCGACCGGGCAGTCGCGCGAACATTGGCAGTTAAGTGACGGAGACCATGAGGTCGAAGTCGATTACTAACCCTGCCAGAGGTTCAGCGCTATGTCGGTACCCAACCAGACGCCCTATATTATTTATAATGCCAACGGTCTGACGACCGTTTTCCCGTTTGAGTTCTATATTATCAACGCCGGTGATATTCAGGTCACATTTAACGGCGTGGAAGTGACAACCGGCTATAGCGTATCGGGAGTCGGGAACATCGGAGGAGGTGATGTTACGTTCCTTACGCCACCAGCAAGCGGTTCTGTGGTAATGCTGGAGCGTGTTGTCCCAACCTACCGCCTGACCGATTACCAGGACAACGGCGATCTGCTGGCCGACACGGTAAATAAAGACTTTGACCGCCTCTGGATGGCTATCCAGCGTTCTTTTATATATCTTGGGCTGGCATTGCGCAGACCGTTGCTGGGTGGTCCGTTTAATGCAGAAGGGTATCGGATTGCAAATCTGGGCGAGCCAGTTGATAGCCAGGATGCCGCCACCAAAAATTATGTTGATCAGGTTGGTCAAACAAATCTAAATCGCGTAATTCGCGTACCTGAAAGCTACGTTAATCCGGTACCGACAGTAGCCGCACGTAAAAATATGGTGTTTGCCTGGAATGGTGACGGCAACCCAATCGCTGTTCTCCCGCAGTCGGGTTCGGCATCAGATGTCATGATTGAATTGGCAAAACCAACAGGGACGAACTTGATTGGGTATGGCAGTGACATCCTGACTAACTCGATAAGCCGGACACTAAAATCATTTGGTGCAACGGGTGATGGGTCTGCTTTGGATAATATCGCCGTCATTCTTGCTGATGCCTGGAGTATTTCATCTGGCAAACCGGTAATTGTAACAAACGGGCAATATAAGCTGCTGAACGTACAACTAGGTGGTGAGTATTGGTTCGATAAAGATGCATGGTTTGTTAACGAAGCATTAGGCGCAACTGACAATATTGTAATCGCCAAGCCCGGATTAAAGCTGAGAGGTTGGAACACAAGGGTAGGATGTGTGGCCTGGCCTACCAGTGGGAACTACGGGAATGCGCTACTCGTTGGTTCATATTATCAACCAGCAGATGATTCTGGGCTTGTTAATGATATTGAGATCTACGATTTTACCATAGTAGGAACAACTACTGCTTTCAGCGGACAGGCAATGGAAGGCCTTGGAAATATTGATGGTGTTAAGGTTAAGCGCGGGAAGTGCATAGGCCAGGGGACCGGGATGCTTTTCCATTGGGGTGGCGATGTCGAT